CCTAACGGCTGCCCGCACTTCCAGCGTATGACCTCTGAGCTGGCCCCGGGATAGGCTGCCCGAGCGGGAAGCCTCGAGATCCAGCAGAACAGGTCCACCCAGGCCCTGTTCCCTCTACTAGAGAGGGACCACAGGACCGTGCGGGTGACCGCCAGAGGGAACCGGTCCGTAGCGGAGCTCAGGTCGAAGGACCAAACTGTCCTTCCCGACCTGAGCCACTCCGCTACTCGCTCCGCTCCCGCGGCTTGGTTGTACGTAAAGTCCTGTGGAATCCTCTTGAGCTGGGAGTATAGCTCCCTAGCCCAGGGATCCAGCAGGAACTGCAACCAGCGCGGAGGAGCGTAGTAGAACCGGGCCTTCCCATCTGGCTGGACCCGACAATAAACCGCTCCGTGGGCCCTGACCGCCCCCGGCGCCGGTCGGAAATCCGGTAGCACGGGGAGCATCGGCCAGTAGGCCGGCACGGTCCCTGGGGGGTGCAGGAAATGATCCTGCGCAACCCACCAGGCGTCCCTGAATAGCTCGATCCCGACGGGAGTGTAATTTCCCTTCCCGTCGGTGAGCTTCAGGGAGAGCGGGTTATTGGGGTGGATCTGCCTCTGGATCCGTACCTCAGGGAGCACGTCTCGAGGTGAAACACCGAAGTAGGCCCGGAAAGGAAACCGGGACCTCCAATCTTCGGTGTCAATCTCGATGACGCGCCCTGAGGGCAGAGGCACCGTGAGGACGCGAGCCGTCCCAACAGCCCGTTCGAATTTCTCCACGTCCTTCCTGGAGGGAACGGTCTTTAGACCGCCATACGCGGTTAGAGCCGTCCTCCAGGCCTGGACTAACTGGAGAAATTTGTCGAACGGGGCCCTGGTGGCCACCGTCTCCGCGTAGCGGAGATAACGGTCAGACCACCAGGGGGGCCTGCTGGGGTTCTCCCCGGCTCGAAGCTTCAGAAGCCACTGGACAAGAGCGGAAACCCGCTCTTTGGTCCAGTCGAAGCCCGAGGCGCGGACCCACCTGTCCACAGCCTCAACTATAAGATTGCGATAGGCTGCGGACACCAGTGGGAAGGCGGCCATCAGCCTGCGGGTGTAGGCCGTGCTCGGCATGGCAGCACCTCCTTAAGGGTGTTGCCACCCGATGTGCGGCCCGGCACCCCGGCCGATAGGCCGGGTGGGGCCACACCGAGCTCGGCCGCCGAAGCAGCCTCGCCGGGGTGGCAGGACCGCCGGCCCA